GAATTGCGCGGACTGGCCATCACCGACTGCGAGGACTGCGGCGAACCCATCGAGGCCGCCCGCAAAGCCATCATGGCCCACGCCAGCCGCTGCCTCTGCTGCCAGGAGGCATACGAACTCAAGCAGCGCACTCAGGGCCGCGTCAAATGAACCAGAGCCAATACGCCGATCACGCCGGTGTCAACCGATCCACGGTCACGCGATGGATCAAGAACGGCCGCATCAGCCTGGAAGCCGACGGCAGCATCGACCCGGAACGCGCCGACCGGCAGCGCCAGGCGACCGAAAGCCCGCTGCCTCACCATCAGGCCAGAAAGGCGCAGATCGACGCGCAGAAGGCCGCACAGGACGCAACAGCGGCGCAACTGGCAACAGCCGGCATCGCTTCTGCCGAAGCGGCGATGATCGACAAGGCCGCCGAGGCCGCGCTCTACATGCGCCGCAAGCGCGAAAAGATAGACCTGGAGATCGACAAAGAGATTCGCGCACTGGTGGAACGCGCCGAGGTGGACTATGTGCTGACCGACTTCGGCCACACCCTGCGCAGCCTGCTGGAAGGACTGCCCGACCGACTGGCAGGCGCCCTGGCCGCCTGCCGGGGCGACACCAACGCTATCCACAAAACCCTGGACGACGCCGCCCGCGAATTGCTGACCGAGATTGCCAGCCACATGGCCCGCCGCGCCGAAGAGCGGCTATAGGAGAGAAAGATGAGCACGATTGAAATTGACATTAGCGCCGTAGAAATCGGCACCCGAGCCAGGACAGACACCGATGTTTCTGATCTGGTGAAAAGCATCAGCGATGTAGGGCTGATTCATCCGATTGTGGTGGATGAGCAAAACCGGCTGATCTGCGGCTACCGCCGATTGCAGGCGGTAAAGCAACTCGGCTGGAACAGCATCCCCATCACCGTCTCGGCCAACAGTGCTGAGACTCTGCAAGCGCTCAAGATGGAGCGCGACGAGAACGACCAGCGCAAACCCTTCGCCCCATCGGAGGCGGTCGCCATGGCCAAGATGATCGAAGATCAAGTCAAGAGAGAGGCCAGGGATCGGCAGAGAGAGGCAGGCGGTGATAGGAAGTCTGCGAATTCAAAAATCGCTTCCGGTCAATTGACCGGAAGCGATCAGCCAGAACCCAAAACCAAATCCGAACAGAACCGAGCCGCCTATGAGTCTCGCAGCGTCATAGCGGATGCGGTCGGTTTTACTGAAGCCACTTTGCGCAGGGCCAAGACAGCCGTTGCAAACGGGATTCCTGAAGTCATAGAAGCCATGGACCAAGGCAAGATCAGCACCCACAAGGCCAGCAAGATCGCCATGTTGCCCGAGCAAGAGCAACTGGCAGCGCTTGCCGAAAAAAAACCGATGCCGAAGAAAGCCGAATCTGCAGAAAAGAAAAAGCCCGACCGGATTAAAGGCAGTGAAGATGCCTTTAACCAGCCGGACTCGCCTTTCTCTGCAAAAACCATCCGCGTGCGTGTCGTTCACATGCTGGATGGGCTGAGGCTGACAGACCCGAATGCGCGGGAGCAGCTTCTTATCATCAAAGACCGCATCGAAGAGATGCTTAACACCTTGGAGCAAGCAGCATGAGCATTATCAAGCAACAAAGCACGACGGATTATAGCAAATTTCAGCACAACCCGATGAATCGGTTGGTGGCTGATGGCGATGGCTATAAGACCCGAAAGGACCTTGTAGACAGCATGAGAGAGCATGGCTACCGCAAAGAATGCCCGATCACCTGCTACAAGAACGCAGACGGCACCCTGACCGTTATCGAGGGCCACAATCGACTGGCGGCGGCCATGTACCTTGGATTGCCTGTTGAATACATCGTCTATGAGCGCAATGGCAAAGGCGAGTGGACACCGGCGCAGCACAGCAAAGGGATTAAGCAGTGGACAATTGACCAGTTCATTTCAGCCTATGCGTCCACGGGGATTGATGACTATATCGAAGTGCTGGATTACGCCAAAAAGCACCAGGTGACGCCGTATACAGCGGCAGGACTGTTCAGCGGGGAACAGGTATCTAGCGGCAACATCGGCATCAAGATCAAAAGCGGCACATTCAAGATAAAGGACCGAAAAACGCCGTTCACCATAGCAAAAATCATCGAGCCACTACAGATTGCCATGAAGTGCGCATTACCAAAGGTGGCAGTCGCTGCTGTAGCCAGGTGCATGTATGCACCAGAGTTTGATCCGCAGCGGATGATTTCGAAGATCGAAAAATACCCAGAGCTTTGCGAAAAGCAAAAGGACCTGGAGCGGTACATGGACATGCTGGAAACGATCTATAACCGCAACATCAACAGCAAGGACAAGTACCCGCTTAAATTCGAGGCTGACAAAGCGGTAAACGCAAGAAACTTCGCAGCCCGCTGAGAAGCGCCCTGCACCCTGGCGCGTCGTGATGACGCCCCAACACCTGGCCGGTGCGGCCGGGTCCCGTTGCTGGAGGTTTTATGCTTTTGGAACCAAGCCGGAGCGCCGCAAGGCGCTCCACCATCCCCATCCCCGCCGCGCGGGATCATCTCTATCAGGTACTCGCCCGCGCCTGCCGGCCTCGTCCGCTTACGCGATTGTCGGAGTGGTCTGACCGCTACCGCATCCTCACCAGCAAAGGATCAGGCGAGCCGGGCCAGTGGCGCACCGAGCGCACGCCCTACCTGCGCGAGATCATGGACGAGCTATCGGTCAGCAGCCCGACCCAGCGCATTGTCATGCAGTTTGCCGCACAGCTTGGCAAGACCGAGGCCGGGTTGAACTGGATCGGCTATGTCATGCAGCACGCGCCGGCGCCGATGCTGGTGGTACTGCCGACCCTGGAAGTGCGCAAGCGCTGGGTTCGTCAGCGGCTCGACCCGCTGCTGAATGAAACCCCGGTGATTCGCGAGCTGTTCAATAACCGCAGCAAGCGCGATGCTGGCAACGCCGAAGACCTCAAAGACTTTCCCGGCGGCATGCTGGTCATCGGCGGGGCCAACAGCCCGGCCAGCCTGGCATCCATGCCAATCCGCTATGTGCTCTGCGACGAGGTGGACCGATTCCCCTGGGAAGTGGGCGCGGAAGGCGACCCGCTCGGCCTGATCGACGAGCGCACCAAGACCTTTCCGCGCCGCAAGGTGCTACTGGTAAGCACGCCGACTGTAAAGGGCCTCAGCCGCATCGAGGGCGAATATGATCGCAGCGACCAGCGGCAATATCATGTGCCTTGCCCCCATTGCGGCGAGTACCAGGTCTTGCGCTGGCGCCATGACGATGGCAACTATGGGCTGATCCACATCAAGTCTACCGGCCGCGTCTTTTACGCCTGCCGAGAATGCGGCAGCGAGATCGATGAACACCACAAGCCGCAGATGCTGGCCCGTGGTCGCTGGGTGCCGCGCTATCCCGAGCGCAGCGTGCGCGGCTACCAGCTCAGCGGACTCTATTCGCCCATCGGACTGGGCTTTTCCTGGGCAGATCTTTGGCGGAAATGGGAAGAAAGCCACGGCGACACCGCCAACCTCAAGCGCTTCATCAACACGACATTGGGCGAGACCTGGGAAGAGCAGGGCGAAAGCATCGAGGATATGGCCCTGATCGGCAGGCTGGAGACTTACCCAGACACCATCCCGTACATGCTGATCAGCGCCGGGGTTGACGTGCAAAAGGACCGGCTCGAGGCCAGCATCGTCGCCTGGGGCCAAGCCGAAGAGGCATGGCTATTGGACCACATCATCCTGCCCGGCGATACCGCACGAGGAGAAGTCTGGGAAACGATCGCCGATGAGCTGGCCGATGCCGGGGTGCAGATAGCGGCCATCGACTCCGGCTACAACACTCAGCTTGCCTATGAATTCTGCGAGCGGCATCGCTGGGCCATCGCCATCAAAGGCATACCAGGCATGGGCCGGCCGCTAATCGAGGACGAACGCAGCCGCGCCCGCCGCCTGCGCAACGCCCGCCGCAAGGGCACCCGCGTCGAACCGCTTGGCGTCGATCAAGGCAAGGCACTGGTCTACTCGCGCCTGCGACTACTGCAACCCGGCGCCGGCTACATCCACTTCCCGCGTGAATCGGCCTTTGACGACGAGTATTTCAGCCAGCTTGCCGCCGAAAAGCTGGTGACAAAGGTCCGTGGCACACGACCGTACCAAGAATGGGTACAAACCCGCCCGCGCAACGAGGCGCTTGACTGCCTGGTTTACGCGCTCGCCGCCATGCGGCTGAGTGGCGCGGATTTGACCAAGCCTGCGCAGACTCAGCGCCAGGCGGTGCAGAAAAGCGTCGCGCCGCAGACACCGCGCCGC